ATCGATACTGCTTATTGTGTAGGAAACAAAGGCAACATTATATATAGGTTGTACAATGCGTAATACTGATGTCATATTAGTTACAGGGTCAGCCGGGTTTATTGGGTTTCATTTGTCCAAAAAACTTTTGGAACTGGGATATTTCGTTGTAGGAGTGGACAACTTGAATTCCTATTATGATGTTAATCTAAAGAAAGCAAGATTGGAGATCTTGGAGCCGTCTGATGATTTTAGGTTCTATCATGTGGATATTCAAGATCTTGATGCCTTGAAAACAATTTTTGAGCAGCACACAATAACAAAGATCTGCAACTTAGCAGCTCAGGCTGGGGTTAGATACTCTTTGAAAGATCCTTTCTCCTATCAAAAGAGCAATATAGAAGGCTTTCTAAACCTCCTTGAACTGGCCAGAGAGTACAAAGTCAGCAATTTTGTATATGCCTCTTCCTCCTCTGTCTATGGCAAAAACAGGAAAAGCCCCTACAGCGTTGAAGACAGGGTAGATAATCCCATATCTCTTTATGCTGCTACTAAGAAAGCCAATGAGCTTATGGCACACGCCTACAGCCACCTTTTTGGCATTCCTTGTACAGGTCTAAGATATTTCACTGTCTATGGACCGTGGGGACGTCCTGATATGGCTCTCTTTCTGTTCACAGACGCAATCCTGAACAAAAAACCTATAAACGTCTATAATTTTGGGAAGATGAGAAGAGATTTTACCTACATTGATGATATTGTAGATGGTACTGTGAAAGCTATTGAAAAGCCGACACCTTATGAGATCTTCAATCTGGGCAACTCCGATTCAGTGGCGTTGTTGGATTTTATCCGTGTAATAGAAGAGGAATTGGGGCATAAAGCAAAAAAGAATATGATGCCACTTCAGCCTGGAGATGTACCTGTAACAGTAGCTGATATTAAAAGGTCAAGAGAACATTTAGGATTTAGCCCCCAGATGCCTTTGAGGGATGGTATCCGAGCCTTTTTGAAATGGTATCAGGAATATTATAGAAAGGAAGAGACAAATGAGGATTGAACTAACAGGCCCACCTACTGCTGGGAAATCAAGATTGGTTAAGGCCCTCAAGAACAGAGGAGTTACAAGAGGCCCAGAAGGAGTAATTAAGAAGATTCCACAAGAGTGGGAAACTTTTGCAGGTACTGTTCGGAAAATCTATAAAGAGACAACTTTCAAGTCTCTGCCAGATAAAACTTTACGATCTCTTGCCGCTGCGTGGGTTGGAGATAATTATTCTAAGTACATGATATTTGATGAACTCCTAATTCTGGTCGGGTTTTCTTTAGCTATACGAAGGCCTGAGTATGCTGTTAAATACTTTAGTAAAGTTCCTCTCCCAGAGGTGTTGATTATCCTAACTGCGAATTGGAGAACATTGCTATCTCGGAATGAAGCACGCGGTGATAGAAGCAGACCAGACAAAACAACACGATGTATAAATGCTCATAAAGAATATATGCCAATTTTAGAGAAACGCGGATGTCAGATACTGCGATATAATACAACTAACAAATCTTCTGATGAGATTGCAGATATGGTTATGGCAAAGTTGGGAATAAAAAAGGGCAAGGCTCAAAAGAAAAGAATGCAGAAAAAGAAAGGAAAAGGAAAATAAAGTGGAAACAAACACTTTCAATCCAGTATCAGAAAGCATCAGTGTAATTACTTTTCTTTGGAACGATGGACTGAGAGAGTACTTGCCTGCCCATGTGAATAAGTTAGCAAAAATGATTAAGACATATTTGCCAATTCCTCATAGGTTTATCTGTGTAACTGATGAAACAGAGGGTTTCTCTGAGGATGTTGAGCTTTTTAAATTGCCGGCAGATGCAGAATGGGTCACCGCGTTAGCCCCGCCTGGGAAAAAGCATCTCCCTTCCAGTTACCGCAGACTTTGGCTTTTCTCAAAAGAAGCTGTTTGCTTGGGGGATCGAGTTCTGATGCTTGATGTGGATTGTCTTATTGTGAATGATCTAACTCCTTTGTTTGAGATACCAGATGATTTTGTTGGGTGGAGACCCAACTCAGAATGGAGGACAAAAGTCAAGGCAAAAACAGGATACAAGAGGATTGGTGGTGGAACTTGGCTTCTCAGAACAGGAACTCATACTTTTATTTGGGAGAAGTTCTCTTCCCAGGGGGTTCTTGATGCAAAAGAGCAAGGATGGACCGGATCTGATCAAGCGTGGTTGAGTTATAATTTGGCAAGGAACTGTGCAGTCTTTCCACCAGATATGGGAATTTATCACACTCAAGATGGAGCTAAGCATTGGGACAAATTGCCAGAGAATGCCAAGATTATTCATTTTAATGGTGAGATTAATCCCTGGGATGAACAGGCACAGTCTCGCCCTTGGGTATGCCGTTTATTGGGGGTGGCGTATCAGCCTAAAAGATGGAGTGTCAAACCTGGAGGAAAGTTGATAAAACCTTTGAAGATTCCACAGCCAGAACAGCGTCCATTTCTTAATGTAGTTATTTATTGGTGGGGAAATTGGCCAGATAGCGAAGAAAAGCTGGGCAGACAATACGTTGATAGATTGGTCAGAGGCTTAGAGAGATACTTACCAGATTATGCTGACTATAAGATCATTCTATTTACTGATCATGCACGTATGAAGTTTGCAGGTGTAGACGTCCGTAAATTAGAGGTGCCTGAAGATTTACGTTGGAACCTGAAGAAAATGTTTATGTATTCAGGTGAGGCACAGCTTAAAGGGCCAACAATTTGTTTTGATCTGGATTGTGTTATTGTAGGAAATCTATCCCCATTAGTTAGTGAAGTCTTAAAGATGCATAATAAATGGTTGATTACCTGCTCGGGGGCATATCGTAGAAAGCAAATTGGTGGGAGTATTGTTGGATTTAATGCGAGCAAAAGATTACGCAAAGCTTTGTGGGTTCCTATTTTAAAGAATCGAGCAGAAGTTGAATTGGCAACAAAAGGATCTGAACGCGCTCATTACAAAAAGCAGTTAAAGGTTAAACGAGTTACCTTCTGGGATAGAAGAATTCCAGGGATGGTCTTGTCATATAAACGGGATTGTAAGACTGGATTGCCAGAGTTTGGAGCTGTTGTTCGATTTCATGGAAGCCCACGTCCTCATGAAGTTGATGATGAGTGGGTCAAGGAGAATTGGGTATGAAAAGGGAATCTAAGGTTTGGGGAGAACGGTGGCTTATTAGACAAGATTCAACCCACGCAACCTCTATTCTTATATTGAAAAAAGGATATGAGTGTAGCTGGCACTCTCATTGTGAGAAGTATAATCTTTTTGTAGTGATGTCTGGTCATGTAGATATCATAACTGAACAGTTTGATGGTTTTGCTCTTGTTTCTCTAACAAGTGGAGAATGTTTTACAGTAAAACCTGGATTAAAACATAAGTTTCAGGTGATCCAAGCAGGATTGATGGTGGAGGAGATGTATGTGGACTACAATGAAGATGATATCCAGCGGGAAAACTTAGGGGGCAGGATAGAATGAAAGATGTAACTCTAATCACGGGTTGCGCCAGATCTGGGACAAGTATGGTTGCTGGAGTGGTGAATCTTTGTGGGGCATTTGGTGGAGATATGTCTGGCCCAAACAAGAATAATTCAAAAGGAATGTTTGAAAATGCTTATATCAGAAATAATATTGTCAAACCATACCTGAGTAAAATAGGGGTTGACTCAATGGGGCAATATCCTCTTCCAGATTCAAAAAACCTTAATGTGCCTATTAGCTGGCAGGAGCAAGTAGAGGGTGTTATACAGAAACAAGGCTTTACAAGCGGCCCGTGGTTTTATAAAGGCGCAAAAATGTGTTTGATGTGGCCTGTATGGCATTATGCCTTTCCTAATGCCAAGTGGATTATCGTGCGAAGGCGATCTGGAGACATTGTGAATTCTTGTTTGAAGACAGGGTTTATGAGAGCTTTCTCAAGAAAAGAGACTCAGCGAAAAGTGGGAGCGAGTAGTGAGAAAGAGGGATGGCTTTGGTGGATACGACATCATGAGACTCAATTTGTTGATATGATCCAAGCAGGATTGAATGTTAAGATTGTATGGCCTGAGAGAATGGTTACTGGAGACTATCAGCAAATGTATGAGACTCTTGAATGGTTGGGATTGCCCTGGAGAAGTGAAGTTACGGATTTTATTGAGCCAAAATTGTGGAAAAGTCGAAGGAAGCTATGATTTATTTAATTACAGGTAAAGCTGGGGCTGGAAAAACGTGGTATGCCACTCAGTTGAAAAAAGAATTCACTCAAGAAGGCAAGAGTGTTTATCATATTGATGGGGATGTCTGGAGAGAAAAGAATATTAATGAGGATTTTTCTGATGAAGGAAGGCTGTCTAATTTAGTAAGTGCAGCAAAGATGGCTGGACGCTATGAAGATCAGAATGATATTGTGATTTTGTCTTTTATTGCCCCAAAGAAAGAATGGAGAGAATTAATGAGAGTTTTTTGGGAGCAGAGTAGGACTATTTACATTCCTGGTGGCTCATTATGGTCAGGGACTGAGTACGAGAAGCCGGATGAACTTGAAATGGAATTAAGAGGATAATAAAATGGCCAGAACAACTGCGACTGAGGTAAAGCAAATTCTTGCCACCGATTTAGATGATACTATTGTTGATGCTTTTATTGTAGGGGCGAATGCCTTAGTTACAGAAGTCATTGGCAATAATACTTCCTTGACTGATATATTGAAAGAGGAAATCGAGCGGTGGCTGACAGCCCATCTAATAGCGTCCACCAGGGAAAGACAACTAAAGTCTGGTGAAGCAAGTGGCGCAAAAGCAGTGTACCAAGGGGCAACCGGAAAGAAGTTAGAAAGCACTTTATATGGCCAGCAAGTGATGCTTCTGGACGCATCCGGAAGCTTTGCAGCATTAGGTGGAAAGAGCGCAAAGATGACAGCAATTACAAGTTTTGAAACATAGGGGGTATATAAGGATATGGCTTCGACCGAGAACAACGAGTCTCGTTGGTCTGACAAGGTCTGAGAGGGTGTTTTGGGAAGATAATCGGCCCCAGTAGAAAGGAGATGAATAACAATGGCAAAAAAGGGAGTTCCAAAAAGAGATGGAAGTGGTGGAGGAACAAGAAAAAATCAAGGACGTGGCGGATGTACACCAACAAGAAAGACCGGCAAAGGCAGGAATAAATGACAGATCCACTAATCAAGTTCATTGAGAGTGTGGCGGTTCAGACAGCCGTATATTGGGGATCACCCACTCCCGATGGCTACGGCGGGTCAACATATGACGATCCGGTAGAGATTAGTTGCCGCTGGGATGGAACGACGCAACTTGTTACAAACAATCAAGGAAAGGAAGTTGTCAGCAAAGCTGAAATCCTTTTGACTCAAGATGTAGATGAGGATGGTTATTTGTATCTGGGGGCATTGTCAGGATTGACAATCACACAGAAAGCTAATCCGGAAACGATTGATGTCGCCTGGAAGATTGTTAGATTTGACAAAACTCCTTTATTTCAGAGCACTGATGAATTTGTGCAAAGGGCATACCTATAATGGCCACTCAGATTAGAGGCATGGATAACGTACTCAGGAATCTCAACAAAGAGATCGCAAAGGTTGAGGGATTGTCTATGAAGGGGTTGATCAGAGCAGCCATAGTTATACGCAGAGATATGGACAAGACTTCCCCTCTCATCCCGATTGATGAAGGGAATTTAAGGGCGAGCTGGTTCACTGATCCAAGACGAACATCAAAAGGCCCTTCTCTTCGTATGGGCTTTGCTGCAAACTACGCTTGGTACGTCCATGAGATGGTAGGAGCAAATTTCCAACGGCCAGGAGCAGGGGCAAAGTTTTTTGAAGCATCTTTAAAACGAAACAAAGGTAAGATCCTTGAAGTGATCAGGAAAGAGGCTAAAATCAAATGAATCCTTCCAGCGTGGATATGAAAGATAAACTTGTTGCTGGTGGTCTTGCGTTGGTCTTTGGTACAAATTTATTTATTGGAAAAGAGCCGACAGATCCCGATAACTGCACAACGATATTCGATACGCCAGGGTATCCACCGGATAAGTTTCATGATAAATTAGTTTCTTACAATCGCCCTTCGATTCAGATTAGAGTACGAAATAATAGTTATTTAAACGGCTGGGATTTGATTAATGATATTAAAAATCTATTGCATAACAGCGGACCTGAAACTTGGTCTGGCACAATATACGATTCGATCTTCTGTTCCCAAGAGCCCGCCTTGCTCGATTGGGACGAGAATGATCGTGCTCGGTTCGTGGCAACTTTTGATATTCAACGCCATGAATAAACCATCAACCCTTAACAAATAGGAGGTATAGCAATGCCTACGAGTGGAAAAGGAACAGAGTTTCGGCGATGGAATACTGCCACAGGAGTATGGGATGCCATTGCGGAAATAAAGAGTATTACTGGGCCCGGGATGAGCCGTGGAACCAGTGATACCACCGCACTTGATACTGCGGGAGGGTACAAGACGTTCATTGGAGCATTTAGAGATCCTGGTACGGTTTCAATGAGCATGAACTTCACACGGGATACTTATGAGACAATGAAAACTGATTTTGAGGATGATACGCCTCAGAATTATGAGATTGTCTTGCCGGATGATGAGACTACAACGCTGGAATTTGAAGGATTGGTTACAGAATTACCGCTTTCAATTCCTACAGATGATGTGATCTCGGCTGATGTGACTATCAAAGTCAGTGGCCAGGTGAACTTGGAATCTGGTAGTGGTCCGAGTGCTGCGGCGTAAACAATTAACCTGTCCTAATCAGGGACTTTCATAAAAGGAGAATCTAATCATGGGAGAATTAAATAGGAATGCACTACTTGAAAAAGAAGTATTGGAAATTGAAAAAGTGAAGTTGGACAAAGGTGCTTTCACGTATGTTCGTCAGATGACAGGAAGGGAACGAGATCGTTTTGACCAGTCTTTGATGCAAGAGGTGAAAGATCGAAGTGGTAACAAGACTTATGAGAGGAACTTGTCAGATTTTAGGGCTAAACTTGCCGTCAATACACTTTGCGATAAGGCAGGAAAGAATCTTTTGACACAGAAGGATGTTGGCACGTTAAGCCAAAACATGAGTGCGGCCCGTCTTGAGAGAATAGTAACAAAATCTCAGGAGTTGAACAAGATCACAGAAGAGGACAAAGAGAACTTGGTAAAAAACTCAGAGGGCGACCAAGTCGCCGATTCCAATTCCGACTCTGTTTAGAACTGGGTTATGCCCACCCAGATCAACTGTTAGATCAGCTTACGTCAGCACAGTTAAGTGAGTGGGAGGCTTTCGGTAGGTTAGAACCTATTGGAGAGTATAGGAGAGATTATCGAATTGCTATTCTTACATCTATTATTTATAATTTTGCTTCCTCGTTTGGTAGTAAGAGTGGTAAGAGGGTTGTATCAAAACCGCAGGATTTTATGCCTTGGTTAGAACATGGATCTAAAGAGAATGAGGAAGAACAATCAGTGGATGAAATGAAAAAAGCAGTATATGCAATAGCAGCATCAGCCAAGAAAACTGGGCCGCCTAAAAGTCTGAGGAAAAAGAATGTCTGATCTTGGAACACTAACAGCATCTTTAGGAATTGATACTCGCGGACTTAACAAAGGAGAAAAAGCCTTTCGCGATCTGGAGAAGAGTTCAATAGGCCATGCAGATAAGATGTCGAAATCTTATGTTAAGGCATTTAAGGCTATTGGAGTAGCTGCTGCTG